CAGAAGCTCGCTCTAAGGGCTTTAACCACATCATCTCTGGCACTACACCAAGGTTATGAGAAACCTCGCGACCTGCTACGCTGTCGCCTTCATACGTCACCACATCGAAGAAGCCGGGGGCGCGTCTCCACATCCATGCAACATCTGTGGGGCTGGCAGCACCTACGCCACTTCTCCACCCCCATCCTTTGTTATGCTGAAACCCCTCACGATTGCCGTCGTATGGGCCTTGCTGCGCGCCAGAGGAATTGGTATTAAGAGAGTAACCAGCCGTTAGTCTTGAGCTGAGCGTGTTGTCGTGAACGCTACTTATGTCGTTTATTTGTAGCGCCATATCAACAGGGAAGCTTGAGGGATACTGTGGTATATCAGCAGTAGCTTCCTCAATAGCAAACAACTCCTCTGGCTCGAACTCCTCTGCTGGCTTGTTGGGCCTGCGGATTGCCATGTAGATGTAGTTGTCGTTAGAGGTATTCCATTTGCTTCCAGAATCGTTAATCTGAAACCCTGTTGCTTTCGGCCACACTGCTCGCCATTCTGCCTCTCCGTCGTTTTCGTTGGGATACAAAACGCTGTCATATCCCCTAGCAGCCGTAGCGCCTCTCATGGTGTCTATCATTACCCAGTACTCGGAGGAGGAGGTATTCTTAATCAGCAACCACTGCGGCTCCCAGCCAAGGTCTATCTCAGGGCCGTTATCGTTTCCATTACCTATATAGCTCCCACACTTGATGATGCTCTCGTCGCCATCAGGGCCGAACATGGGGGCGTCGTCTGCGAAGACGTAGGCTACGTATTCTCTGTTCAATGAATTCACGCCTACAAAGGCAGTAAGGTTCAATTCAGAATCAGTAGGTAATGCAGTAAATCCCTTGTTGGTGTTTACTTGACTAGCAGTGGTGTCTAAGGCTAGGTAATACTCATAGTTCAGTAAGTCTTTGTGCCACACGAGCCAACTACTGCTATGGGACACACACTTAATTATAACCATCCCCGGCGTACTGCCAAGGTTGTGAGGTACTGTACGTCCTACTACATTGTCACCCGTCCATGTCACGACATCGAAGAAGCCTTCCTGCTTGGCGAATGTCCATGAGGCGTAGGTGCGAGTGCCGTTGTTGACTTCACCACCTGTGCCTAACGAAAACCCATCAGAATTAAAGGATGTTACGCGGCTGGTGGCGTCTGTCACCTCCGGACTAGTATTCTGAGATGCTAGGTATTTAGATTGCCCCCTCTCCGTATCTACTAGCTGATGCGTTACAGCCTCATTCCTAGACTTAATCCAAACCAGACCGCCCTTGCCCTCTGAAGGTTCAGGTAGCTGTGCATAGGGGGATTCAGCTTGTTCAAACCCATTTGAAACTGCATACCCTGATAACACGGCCCCGTTTGCCTTGTTTGTCCAAAAAGTAGCAGGGTCTTCGGATGCAGAGAAAGCAAGAATTGTAGTCCCCGGAGTGACCCTCTCTGGTTCCGTAGGGACGGGGCAGGTTGATGATGTGGGGTCGTAGGGGACGTTCTCTGCCGCTGTATTTGTGACGATTTTAAAGTCTGAGAGTTCCGCATTATTAAGCGGGAGAACTGCCAAGTCTGAGTTTGCAAAAGCGTTGTTGTCAGAAGGTATGGTCGCTGAGTACGTTACTGTTGTAAACCTAACACCGTTTCTGAATACAGATAGGTTAGAACCTACCCTTGCAAAAACAACATGCACCCACTGGCTAGGGAAATCATCATAAAGGGAGCCTGCTGATATGATTGTGGTTAGCCCTGCATTCAATCGAAGGTTGGCGTTTTCAAAGTAAAGTACCCCGTATCCTTCACTCACTGAATTTCTAGTATCAAAGATCATGGACGTTATGGGGCGGGCATTCACCTTTATCCAAAATGAGATATAGAAGTTCGAGTAAAGAGCAAAATCGTTGCTGTTGAAGCCCGATACCTTTGAATCAACGTACGCGGGAACATCAAAGTTTGCTGAGTTTACGGTATAGTCGGGGGTTGCTCCTATTTCAATCCCATTAACTATGTCTTGTGCTGCGCCCGTACCCTCGTACAAGTAGGTGGAGAACACGTCATCAACGTACTTGCCTGAGCCACCTGAGCCGCCACTAGCGTCTCCTGTTATCTTCCTAGAGATACTCATGCGAACGCCTGCCCTCCGACAAAGCCCTTGAAGGTTGTGCCGTTGTCCGTGGTTAGGAATGTGAACACATAGGTTGAGTCAGCGGCCAGCACAGGTACTATGCCTGTTGACCACTTGATGTTTGCGTCCCAGACCAAAGCAACCATGCTGGTGGTGTCCAGTGTTAGCGTACAACCATAGGCGTCGCCGGACGCAGAAGGCGCACCAGAGAGTCCTAGAATGTAGCTAGTAGCACCTGAGAAGTTCATGGTGAAGTTGTTGGCTAGGTTAATCTCTAGCGTCGCAGTGCCACCTTGGTATCTTGGCTCTCGCACTGTCTCAATGAAGTCGCGACCCTTAATATTACCTGCTGACGTAATTCCAGATGACGCTGTAACGTTGGTGCCTGCTATGTCACCTGTGATGTTAATGCTACCCGTGTAGGCCATAGCACCGTCAGTGATTGCTGAGGCAGGTAGCGATGTTGCTGCGACTACTTCAGTCCAAGTGGCGTCCTCACGAGCGTACTGCTTGCCATCTTCTGGAGCTTCTGGGATGCCAGACGAGGGGAGGTTGGTTAGTGCGGAGCCGTCACCCGTAAAACTTGTGGCCGTCACTGAGCCATCAAGGTTTATAGTGCCGGTGTAGGCCATGTCGCCATCGGTAATGTCTGATGCCGAAACAGATGAAATGCCCGGAAGGTTTGTTAGTCCTGACCCATCCCCCACGAATGTTGCGGCGGTGACACCGTTGGTAACCGTCAGACTGTCAGCGGTAACATCATTAGTAACCGTCAAACTATCAAGCGTGGTAGACCCAGCAACGTCTAGCGTATAACCAATGCCTACACCGTTAGTGTCATCAATAGTTATTGCCGTAGCCGTGGCGTTGTCAGAAATGCCCGGAGACGCAAAGCTATCCAGAACAGTAAGATCATTAACAATGACTGTCGGAATATTGCCGCCCGCCGATGTGACTATCTCCTCCCATGAGCTTGTCGTGGGGTTCCACAACTGAGTCCCCGTGTCAGTCCAGCGCTGCCTATCTGCGCCGATCACCGTTACGCGAATGTCACCATAGGAAGCTCGATAAAAACCACTTGTGGGTTCGTTAGACCACGCTGCGCCGGGAGCCGTAACCGACCCATCACTGAAGGCAAACGGTGCCAACATGCCACCACGACCATAGCGGTCTAGAGAGGCCGCTACAGCGTCACCTAGATCATCCATTGTGGTATTAGCCCACGTTGCCGAAATAACCTCCCCGCTCGATACAGGGTTCCCTGCGGGTAATGTGTAGTTGCCTGCTGAATCTCTTGGCATTGCTTATTCCCCTGTCCCTAATTCTTTAATCAATGTCTCTAGCGCACCCATGATTTCTGCATTTGTTGCGCCGTCTTCTTTAAACATTTTTTTGATCTTGTTTAGCATTACACCGCCGCCGGGCGCTGTACTCTCTAACACAATATCTGCCGCGTCATACCCCATAGTCCCTCTAGGATTGCTTGAGCTTTGAATGATCCCGCGCAAGCTACCCTCGGCCTCATCCCCTAAACGCCGGTTCAGACTGCTGGCTAGTTTTGCCAAGTCTCCCGCGCTAGACCCAAATTCAGCGCCCTGCAATGTGGCAACGTTCTCAAGCTCTCTAATGGATTGGCCTATGTCGACACGAGAACCGTAATTACTAAATAACTTTCGCAGCTCCTGCCCTAGCTTCTGGTCTGCCGTTACATCAAAAATATCAATCTTTGAACCCACTGCGTTATTAAGATCATCAAACACCGTAAGCGTTTGAGATAGCTCATCATTAACCGCCGCATATTCGGGATTGATAGACCTAATGGCCGCGTTAATCTCTGCCCGCATTCTGGCTAAGAATGAACCCGCATTACCTTTTGCGCCTGACTGCCCTTTAGTCTCAAGAATTAGCTCGTCAAGCTGCCGCTTCATAATATGCAACTCACCCGCATCAACGGTGTCTTTACTTAAAACGTCATTCATTCTATTCAGGATATTTTGAGCGCCGGGGACTGACTTAAATATAGAGTCTTCAAAATCAAAAGAACCGTCATCGTTTAACCTGATCCGCGACTTGTCCAGTAGCTCAGAATACGCTTCAGCAACAGGGGCCACGTTTGTCCGTACGCCCGCCAGTTCATTTCTTGAAATCTCATCAAGGCGCGATCTGTTCTGCCCTGCAATGTCCGCAAGATACTCAATGCGATCAACAACCGCGCCACCTGATACATCAGTGCTGCGTATAGACTGGGACGCCCTAGCGTTGCCTTGAGTTCGCCGTCTAATCTCAAGCATCTCAAGCATTGCCGCCCTAGTCTCTGGGGTGGCCGTCTTAATCATTTGAATCAGGCCGGGGTCGTCCATTAGGTCGGCAGCTTTCTGCGCGTTGGGGTATGGCAATAACGCAGGCTCACCAAGCCCCATCTTCGTGGACGCAACTTCGGGTGATGATCCCGCCAAGGTTGGCTCATTACCTGTTTTTACTTGTGCCGCAGCAGCAGGCATTAACGCCCCTCTTGCCGCATTGTCTCTGCCGCCTATCCTGCCCGGCGGTGAGTTAGGTATTAACGCCCTAGCCTCAGTTGATAGGTCGTCGTAATCAATACCAAGCCTTCGCAACTCCTGCGTCAGCGCTTCAGATGGAAGGCCATTAGCATCAAAGAACTGGTCTTTAGGCATTAGCCTGCGCCCTAAACCTACCCCCGCAAGTTCAAGAACGCCCTCGGGGATAACTGTTGCTATAGCGCCCGCCAACGGTGAACCGCCAGTGACTTCGTAACCACGATCACCCGCCTTTGTCCTAACCGTTTCAACCGCATCATTTAGCCACTTAACTGCGGGAGCGTTTGCCAGTTCTTCAGCGCCCTCCCTGCCATAAGCGGTTTGCGGCTTATACGTGAGCGCATCCTGAACATTCCTAAGCGTTTCAACCCCTGCATCTGCCCCTGAAAATAATGCACTGCCAAGACCCGCATAGCCCGCAGGAATGTCTGCAAGACTGCTAGTAACCATGGTTAATAAAGGCTCTATGCCCTTGGCATAACTTGCAGGCAAGTGCGTTGCAGACTCATTATCTTGCTGCTTTTGAGCGGCGGTTTGTGTTGCTGAAATCTGAGATAAAACCTCAGCAAACTGCTCCTCTGATAGGCTCATACGCCACCGCCATTTGCTGCCTTCATTAATTCAAGCTTCTGCTCATCGTCTGCCAAATCCCAAGTTTCCGGCGGTACGATACTCGGCCTAACAAGCTTTGTTGTATCTGCTGGCGGCGGTGTCTTTTCCCCAAAGTTTCTAAACCTTGCGAAGTCACGAGCCACACGCTTGGGGTCTGCGCCCTGATCTTCTGCCAAGCCCGTGTAATAAGCCAAGTCTGCGTCAAACGCATTTAAAGAGTTCTTGTAAATATCGCCTGCGGCATTTCTAAACCCAAGGATTTGATCGTCCCCCAAAAACTCTCCAGCTAATGCTCGGTTATAGGCATTCTTAACCATGCCCGGTATCCCCGTTGTCTGCTCTGCTGTTGCAAACTCTCCCTCTCTTACTGTTGAACCCGGATCAAGCATTTTCATATAGCTAAAGATTAAAGACATTTGCGTTTGCGGTGTTTGTTGATCAATATCGCTGGCTGCAATTATTTTCCCATAAGAATCATCAATTTCTCTAAAGTTCGCGGTCACTTTTGTGAAGTCCCTGCGGCCTTCCTTTTCCCAGTTAGTTAAGTCTTTACCCCTATCGTATGCCGTCTTCCTTATTGCTTCCTCCAATCCAGCGCGAGCAATAGTGTTTTCCGTATCCTGCTGATCAAGCTGATTGCCCAGCGTAAACGCCGCAAGGTCTGTTTTAGAATCCGCAATCTCGTCCCGCTTAACTTGAAGTTCTTTGTCTTTCTCCGCAGCTTTGCCCATCATGTACCCGCCAAGCCCACGACTCAGACCAACAGACAAGCCCTCCCACGGATTGTTTACAACCACGTTACCCAGTTGCCGTGGCCCTGCGTCTTTGGTGGCTAGTAATCCCTTGGCATAATCTCGCTGATAATCCAAAGCATTGTCATCAGCGGTCATATCTTGATTTGAATTGCGGATCATGCTCGCTATTTGCTCTTGCCGACTTAACTTTGTGTTAGGCGACATGTCGGGCATTGACTCCGGTGCGACAGGATTCATCGACATTTGCGGTGCAGGCTTTGGGCCGGTCAGCATTTGATTGCGCTTACGCATTTCTTCAGCGTAATTACTCTGCGTCATGTACGGATTAAGGTTGCCTAAGTAACTCATTGCTTGCTCCTAATTACCCCGGAAATGCTGACGGGTTGCCAAGGTATGCCCCGCCTAACGTACCCGCTGCGCCCAGCACGGCATTCCACGGTGACATGCCTGCGTTGTAGTTGCCTTGGTCAACAGTCGACTGGTAAATCGGTGCAGCCTGTGCAGCGCTTGCGCCTTGGAAGTTAGGCATTTGTGGCGTGTTGACCTGCTGACCACTAAGCAGACCGTTAATTTCATTAAGGCTAAATCCGCGCTTAGTCATGGCCTCAGTGATCTGCTGCTGGCGTATCTGGTTGGCGTACTGACTGCCTGCCATTGCCTGCTGATAGTTCTGCTGGTTAGCTTGACTTGATTGGTCAAACGCCTGCTGCCCTGACTGGTTGTAAAACGCAGCAGCCCTGTCACGCTCATTCGTATAGCGATCCCTTGAATCTGCTTGCATTCCGTAAAGGTCTTGGGCCGCCTGATTGCCAAATTGCCCTTGAGTTTGACGCTCTCCAAACTGCTGTCCACGCAATCCAGACTGCATGTTGAACATGTTTTGTTGGGCCTGATTGCCGAACTGCGCCTGTCTATCTCGCTCTCCGGTATACATGTCTCGTCGTGCGGAATCTTGCTGAAACATCTGATTGCTCTCAGCCATGCCGCCCATGATCGCATCGTTTTGAAGTTGCCCGTAAGCGTCAGTCTCTTGCTGACCCAAGCTCTGCATCTGCGCTTGATAGGCCGCATCACCCGGGCGCAATCCCTGATTCCTTAGCTTTATCTCTGCCTGTTCGCGCTGAGTCTCAAAACGATCATTTAGCCGTGACGCCCCTTTGTCATAAATAGAGTTCTCTGCCCGTTCGCGATAGTAGCTACCATCACCCACGCCCATTATCCCAGAGTAGTCTAAGCCCATCTGCTGCTGTGGCGAATCAATGCCCTCAATGCCCGCGGTGTTTAATGTAGTCTGCTGCATGGGGTCTTGCGGTGTTGGTATGTCTGAGTAGTCAACGCCCCGCTGAATATTCTCAGGCAATGTAAACTGCGCCGTTGGAACCTGACCCATAGGATTAAGGCCGCGCCAATCCATCGGGGTGCCAAACTCCGCACCAAGTCTTCCGGTCAATGCGCCAGCAATATCCGACCTGCCAGACTGGATGGCAATCTGCTTATTCAGTATGTCCTGCAACTCAGGCGTTAAGCTTTGAGTCTGCGACCAACTAGTCGTTGCCTGACCTGTTGAGGGATCAGTTGACGAGTAAGGCGTCCACGTTGTTGCGCCCCATGGCGTGTATTGATCAGGGCGATTTGCGAACGTCTGATCTCTTACAACCTCACGGTTTGCCTCGCCTTGCTGAATTGCTGCGCCTGTGTAATCAGGACTCGATTTGCCGCCCATATCAATCTCCTATTTTTTGCTTTGACCGGGGACGCCACCGCCGCCACCGCTGCCTGCACCCTGAACACCGGGAACCTGCCACGCGCCTGTCATTGGGTTGTAATAAGTGCTTGATGGGCCATTGGCATTGCGAGTCGGGTTATAGCCCGCAACCGGCGCAGCGTATCCGGGAGCGATTCCCGGATTGTCACCAAAGTTTTCATACAGCCCGTTAGCCACGTCTTGATATGCCGCCCTTTCCCACGGCTGCTGCCCCATGCCTGACAAGCCTTGATAATCGGTATTGCCGGTTAGCCAGCTTGCGTTGTTGTCATCTTCGCCCCAGTTGCCTCTAAACCAATCGTACGTGGTTTTAGATATGTCACCGCCGCTGCGAAGCTGATCTAGCGCTTCAAGGTTATTAAGCCCTGAATAGCCTTCATTCTGACGCCAGTCATCGGCACCACCACCAACGCGAACCTCTGGAAGTCCACCCTCAAGCCATGACCAGTCCATAGGCGTAGGTTCTAGCGGGTCAGCCCCCTGTCTAATGGCATCGGACTCTCTTTGCCGCTCCCTAAAGTTTTGCTCATCACGCAATAAGCTGACCATCTGGTTGCGGTAGAAATCTTTATTACCGCCCTCGACATCAGGGACGCCCCAAGGAGACTCTTGGCCGGGAACATAACGATCAAACGCATAATCATTAGGGTCATAGCCACCGCCGCCTTCCATATCGGGTGCGCCAGCCTGAAAGTCTTCCCAGTTCCAGTTATACCCACCGGACTCGCCCGGAGTCTGGCCGGGATTCGTAACAGGCTCATTAGGGCCAACACCAAGATAGGGATCATCCCAGCCTTCGCCCTCTTTCTCATTCAATACGTTGTTGAAATACCACTGATAATCTGCGCCGTCTTGATTTGCGCCCGCAATAATGGCCCTGCGTAATCCGTCTGAATTATATCGCTCAGACCAGTCGCCCCAATAATCAAGCCCCGTTTCACGAGCATCACGACCAAAAAGTTCGTTGTATATGTCATTGATCTGGCCGTTACTAACCCGGTCATAGCCTGTTGGCTCTGGCGGAGGTGGTGGCGGAGGTGGTGGCGGAGGTGGTGGTTCAGGTGTGGCATTTAATGAGTCTTGATAATTTTGATACTCATTTCCCCGCATGATATTTGCCCGCACATCGCCCAAAGAGGCTCCGTTAGACAAATCGTTTGACCAGTAATCAAGACCGGTCTGACGGGCATCACGACCTAAAAGCTCGTTGTACAGCGCGTTGATGTCGGACGTGTAATTAACTGCCGCATCAGGTGTAGGCTGATCTCTACCGCTCTCACCGCCAAAGGTGAAGCCGGTGTTATCCGCATCTGCCGTTTCATTAATTGGCCCGCCAGTAATGTTTAACCCGCGCTCATACAAAGAATTAACGTGTGCGTCCCTCTCCGCACCGTCCAGCGTCATAAAATATCTGTATCTGTCGCCCTCAGATAAATTCATAAACTCGTCGAAATTCATCACTAGCAAGCCTCTCTAAGTTCTTCTTTAAGCCACCGGCACTCTGCCTTTTTCAGCCTCAGCACGATTGTGTCAACGCCCTCCGCAATGGCATCAGGAATCCTTGCAACCTCGGTAAATCCAATATGCTTATCAAGCTTTAGTGCCTTCGGATTGTTTGACGGCACTAAACCAAATATCTGCTGGCACTCGTTACGGTGAAAAGTATGCTCCGCAACTTCTTCAAAGAACCCGTGCCGCAACACCATTGGGTTTTCAATCGCAAAATGAACCATGCAGCTATTGCCAGTAAAAGAGTCAGCAACACACATTGCCTGAATATCATTTGCATCGTTGTAGACCACAAGACCCTGCGAGTCTTCACAGCGAATTGTATGAGTGCGATCTTTAAACCACTGCCACTCATGCTCATGGGATAACGCGTGGAACCTCACAAATAGCCCCCCATTGTCATCAGCAAATCCCAGCCAACAATGTTTATTCGTGTGCTAGCCTCACCCCTAATACCGACAGCAACCGCCCTGCCCATGCCCAACACGCCAACAGGAAATGACTTCCCCTCAACATCAAAATCCCATCGCGATGAATCAAACACCGCAGAGTCCCAAACGGAGTCTGAGCTTGGGTTGTAGTTAGTCGGGGCGGGGATTCGTGTTTCTATCCTGTAGTCATAAACAGCCTCAACGTTAAACGCCGCCGTTCCTGCTAGCACCCCAGCAGTTCTTGCAATGCCTACGCGCTTTAGCCGGGCATGTTCTCCAAAGCTTTGAAATGATGTTAGTGAGCGAAAGCCTATTGGTGAACCAAGCTCTGCCGCGTCACTAATCTCAATATTTGAAATATTCCCTGTGAAACCGGGAAGCGCCACAAGTTCAACCGCTGACGGAGCGCGACTAACATCAAGCGCGACCATTGTTACGCTGTAAGCGCCATTGCCTTCACTAATATGGGGCTGGTAATCCGTTGTCCCAAAAGTCACTGCACACTTACCATCAATCGGTGCGCCGGTAACTGTGTACTTAACTTGATACCGCTGACCTACAACCGACGATCTACCGATATTGATAGTGTAAATAGCTGGCCCCGTTAATGGGCTTCCGGTGCATTCGTAGTCATTGCCAGATACTTGCGACCAAAATCCTTGCGGGTCATCTCCTGCGTTAGCAACGAAGAAATCCGAGCCATTTAGCGTTGTGCCGTCAAGCGACCCAGAATATAGAAGCACAGTACCCGGCTTATAGCGCTCACTTGCCCCCATGAAATAATTGCCAGAAGTGCTGTAGCCGCACGTAATTGGCACCTCTTCCCACAACCCCCATGCCCCTGTATTCAGGTTCATAACGTACTGTGCAAACGCTGAGTTAGAGGGTGTTGGCGTCACAATCTGCATGAATCCATCACTAGGATTTAACGTCAATTGCCACTGCGCCAAGTCCTTGCCAGAGACAATATCGTCTCTAAGGAATCGGTTAATCTTCTGTGATGGTGAGGTGGGTGCTGTCATGGCAACAGGTGCGCCAGATAACAACCCCTTAACGGATGTAATTCCCATTGTACTCAGCACAAAAAGATCGGCACCGTACTCAATAACAACACGCCTAGACTCTGGAACCTCGCCTATAAACCAAGCGCCTCGGGTTGCAAAATCGACTTCAGGGTCTTCACCTTGATAGACAACAACATCCCCACCTCGACTAATAGCGACGAGGTAATCATCAACGCCAGCGCCGCCGTCAAGACTCCAAGACCATAAACCCCGTAAATCGCCCCCATGAGGCAATTTTGAGCCAAATGTAAACCGCGTAAGCTCACCAGAGATCGAGGCGACAGGTAAATAATAGGCATCGTCATCATTCTCCAATATCACCCAAATTCGCTGCTTGAACACCATGACATAAGCAACATCATTGATTGGGAAAGGCGTTTTTGTTGTGCCGTCTGCGGGGTCTAAGTAATACCAATCCGTCTCTTCAACACCGGAGGGTGGTCGAGTCCACACCCCTGTAGCTTCTTCATACTGCCAAATACCGTTTAGGCCATCAGCGTAAAAAAGATAATGCCCTCGCGCCCCAGCTTCAGGAGCATCAGCCGCCGCGCCCGTATACTCAACCCACACGCCGCGGCCTGCCTCGTCGCCCACCTCCGTAAAGGTTACTAGCTGGCTAGGCGATGTTTCGCCTTTGTTTGTTGTGTCCCAAATGCCCTCATCTGTTACTGCGAAAATGCGGTCAGCAATGCTGGCGTTGATATTTGACTCGTAGGGGATAATCGTCCGAACTTCACCTGTCGCCCTTTTCGGTGATTCGACACATCCCGTTGCCCATTCAGAATAGCCCTTGCGAAGCCGTAGGCCATACTCAACAGGCATTAGATTAAAGCTATAAATGCAATCGTTTATAGGCATCTGCATCAAGCTGTCATAAGCATTAATGCCACCGACCGGCGCAGGAAACGTAACACCAGTAGCAGAGGGCTGGGCCGAACGACCATACCGCCCCAATGTTTTCTGCCTAGCGTACATCAGTGAATTCCACCGTAGCCTGTATCAGGCGCATTAGAGCCATTGATGTAGTGGTATCGCCGGGCAGATCGGCCAGCGTTAAGCATGGGTGCGCCTTGAGCTTTAGACATCCGCGCTTGGAGCATGGTGTCAAACTCCATTGCCGCGTCCTGTGCCGGTAATCCCTTGGCCTGTAAATACTTGAGCTTGAGCATCTTCACAACTAGCAGCGGGTCATACATGATGAGATCAGAACCCGTCGATATTGTGTCGCGATTAGGGACAGTCTGACCCTGCTCCATCACCCAGTAACGAGAGATATACTCCATCATAATAAGCGTTGGTGGTGCGGGCTGCGGGTAAAGCTCTAGCTTGTCATCAAACTGTCGCAGCGAGGCATATATGGTCTGACTTACAAGATTAGTGCCTTCAAGGTATGTCCACTGCTGCGGGGACAATGGCCCAGAAACAGGGACGGTGTTATTCATATCCCACTGCGTTTGATTGATCATGTGATCATAATCAGCGGGCAAGTCATAGATACCAGACGGGTCTGCGCTAGTGTCTATTGTCCAAGTTCTAACCAAAATCGGCCAATCATAGAGATTAACAAGCTCCTGCCCTAAAGAGTCAAGCAATGCCTGCATCTGAACATACGTTTCATCTGGCGATCCCACTGGGTCAGCGTCAGAGTTAAGCCCGACTTCAACAGCCGCTCTATTAATCAGAGTGTTTGCAGTTTCAAATCGGGCCATACATTACTCCGCTAACTGCGCCTTTAAGTGCGCGATGACTTCCGTTTGCTCTTCGTACTGCTTCTTAATGTCTTCAATTGCTTTAAGCAGCATTTCATTCATTTCTGTGGACTCTCGCAGCGCAATGGCAGAGGCTTGGTTGTCACTCGATTCAAGCCAATCATTTGCTTTCTGCTTCAGTCCGTTAATACCCATCATGTTTTGGGCATTGGCATCACTCATGCCTGCAAGCTGCTCAACCGTTCTAATGTTGAAGTGCTTTAGCTCCTCAGCAATTGAGCGGGTAACCCCCGGCCACTCCTCAAGCGGTGTGCCGCTTACATAGTCTTGATCTTTCTTAGCCTCAAACATTGCCCAATGTCGCGGGAAACGTTCTTTATGCTTCTGCCTTACCGGGGCAATAACTTCACTGTCTTTTTGTCCGGGCTGCTTAATTGAGACATACGGAATTTCCTCAAATATAGGGCGTCCCGATTCTTTGCTCTTTGCCGCGTTCTCTCTGGGGTGTAAGAAGAAACGCACCATTAAGGTATCGTCTCCACTTGCCGCCCCGTTGCGGCCCATCGCCATGTCTGTTGTGCCGAAATCAGCTTCCATAAGTCTCTCCCTCCAGAGAATTAATGTTTAAGGTGCTGCTGCGCCAGTCCATCCAGCCGCCAAGGTTGCAAGCGTTGCGTCAGCAGGCGAATCCACATTACCGTCAGTGGTATTTGCCACAATCAGTGCAGGCGTCATTACGTCACCAATGTACTGAGAGTTTTGCGGAGTACGTGCAGAGCCATCCTGATCCAGCAGCGTCCACTGATTCGCGTCACCTGTAAGGTTGGGCTGATCAGTTGCAATGCCGATGCCGGGCTGACAAGAGCCATAGTTCATGCCGCCGTTAGCGTTAAAGCCGAAGCCAATCGCGGGGACTGTTTCGCCTTCGCGGGCAACAATTGCAGCAGGGTCAAAGTACGTATTGGGTGAGTTAGCCATGTGGCCTCCTATTTAGAGTAAAGTGCCTGTGGTTTGTGAAATCGCTATATAGGCAGAGGGGACTTCACCCCACCCCGCCAGTGTTGGTGATTGCCGTAATATGCCGCCTTCATTAGCGCCACTTGAGCCACGAATAAGCTCAACAACCATTGTGTCGCCAACATTCATGTCAAGGTGGTAGTTAAATATTGCGGGAAATACGAAGTCTGTTCCCGCAACCTTGGCGAACACAGTTGGGCCTGTCTGAACACCGTTCATGGTGGCCCGAATAAATATATCTGCTGCCCCCGTAGAACCGCCTGTGCGGCCTACCAGCAAACGGCTGTAAATGTTGTAGTTGCCAGCCTGCAAGCAAGTCAACGTGCCGTCAGCGGCCAACTCAAAGGCGCTAGTCGCATCTGCGGGGCCAAATCTGACCTGCATGATTTCGTTGGTTGCCGAGGGTTGCTGGTCGCTGTCACTCTGGCCCATAAAAACGTATTCAGTGCTTACGTCTACGCCAGTTGAGCGCCCTGCTGCGGTGTCTACAGTTACTAAGTCAAAGCCTAAACCCTCAGTGAGAGTTCCCAGCTTTGCGCCTGCGGGTGTCACGCTACCATCTATGTAATATGCCATGCTGACCCCTTAAAGAGATAAGAGGGCCGAAGCCCTCTTGATGCTTACGCTGAAGTGATACGACCTTGGAATTGACAACCTGAAGAGGTTAAATTCCCAGCCCATGCCAAAATGCTAACTTCAGCATCTTGGTTGGTGGCGTACCTCTTATTTGGCGACAGATTCACCATGTTGCGCTTTGAGTGTGGTCGGTAGTGCAGATAGTTGGTGTTCAGCATGTAAGCTGTACCCGCGTCTGCGTAGCCACCAATACCACCGTCAAGAACGACATCGGCATCCATGAACTTGATGCTTGGGAAACCCAAAGCAGCAGAACTGGAGTCGGTGAAGCGCTGAATAGCCTGAAGGCTTTCGGTGTAAGCAGCCCAGAACGTGTTATCAACCATGATCAAGTCAGGGCGATCAGTTCCGCGTACCAAGTTAGACCACATCGCATTCATTGCGCCCTGAACAGTTGAGGCACTAATTGCCGTAGCTGTGTCAGTGGCAGAACGCCAGAATGTCCACGTAGCGCGATCAATGCCGCCATACGTGCCAGTCGTGGGGTCAACAGGAACCGCTGCGTCTAGTCCGTCGATTTCCTTACCCGCAGAACCCGTACCGTCTGAGTACA